GCTACAATTGGTGTGTTCAACGGCTTGTTTTACAATGCCTCTACAACACTTAAGCCAACTTGGGCAAACTGGTATAACCAACCAATTACTCCGGCTAACAGCGAAAATTTAACAGCTTTCGTTTTAGATAATCCTTTCCAACTTTATGTGGCTGCTGCAGATGCTGCGGTACCTCAAGCACAGTTCGGAAAAGCATTTGGCTGCACAACAGTTGCAGCTGTTCCTGGTAATGAACAATCAGGTACATCTAAAGCGGCGTTAGACTACGCTAATAGACATGAAAACACCCACCAATGGAGACTTTTAAGATCTGCTGAAGATCCTGAAAATTCTGACACTACTGCAGCTTACGCAAGCTACGTAGTTGTTCAGAACTTGAACCAAGTCATCAATGGCTCGGGCGTTACATGGTAATAGGAGCATATAGAACATGGCAATATCACGAGCGCAGCTAGTCAAAGAACTAGAACCAGGTTTAAATGCACTATTTGGCCTGGAGTACAAACGTTATGAAAATCAGCACGCTGAGATTTATAGCGAAGAATCTTCTGACAGAGCTTTCGAAGAGGAAGTAATGTTATCAGGATTCGCCAACGCGCAGACAAAAGCAGAAGGAGCTGGCATCAGTTATGATGACGCTGAAGAAACTTTTACTGCCCGTTACACAAATGAAACTGTTGCTTTAGCATTTGCTATCACAGAAGAAGCTATCGAAGATAACCTCTACGATAGAATCGCTTCTAGATATACAAAAGCTTTAGCGAGATCGATGAGTAACGCAAAACAAGTGAAAGCAGTTGAACCATTAATTAATGGTCTTCCTGCAACCGCAACTTTTAAAACAGGTGACGGTGTATCACTTATTAACGGTTCTCACCCGACTGTAGCAGGAACGTTTTCGAACACACTTGCAACAGCTTCTGACCTTAACGAAACATCATTGGAGCAGTCTTTAATAGACATCGCTGCAATGACTGACGAAAGAGGTCTAAGAATTGCAGCTAGAGGAATGAAAATGATCATCCCTAGTGAGCTTCAATTCACTGCTGAGAGATTGATGAAATCTCAAGGTAGAGTAGGAACAGCTGATAATGATATCAATGCTGTTAAATCAATGGGAATGATCCCTCAGGGATACAGAGTAAACAACTTCCTAACTGATTCTGACGCATTCTACATCATCACAGATGTGCCTAATGGAATGAAGATGTTCAACAGAGCACCGTTGACAACTGCAATGGAAGGCGATTTTGATACTGGAAATGTTAGATACAAAGCTAGAGAAAGATACAGCTTCGGCTGTTCTGACCCTAGAGGTATCTTCGGATCCCCAGGAGCTTAATCAAAGCATTAGATTTGAGGCGGAACACAATTCCGCCTCATTTCGAGTATAAAGTAAGAAATTAGACTTATGAAAAACTTCAGAATACAGATACGATACAATGGTTATTATGCCGACTTTAAAGTTATGGCAGAAGATACCCCTCAAGGTATTGAAAACTCTATCCTTGACAAATTGGGAAAAAATGAGGTAATATTTGAATCTGATGGATTTACCAATAAAAAAGGTAAATGGATAACCTATGAGGAGGTTAATCATGATCGAGGACCTATACAAACAAAAGAAGTCC